AGAAGGACATTAGTATTTTTCGTTTAGGGTTTTGAATAGTTCGGCGGCTTCTTCCTTCGTAAGCGTCCGGGCCGGTATCAAGTCGCCGCCGTCCTTTCCTGTAAGTTCCATTCGCTGTGTGGGCTTGCCGTACTGCCTTTCGCGCAGCTTGTCTAACGTCGTGGTCTTGCCGTTCTTCATGTCGCTAAGTATGGCCCGCGCTAATCCTTTGGGGTATATCGGGGCTTCCTCCCACTTTACAAGTAGTTGAAGGTCGGCGAAGGTAAAGGAAAGTATAGCGGCTTCCCATTCGTTAATCTCCACGGCGGAAAGGCTGTAAAACTTCTTCGCCTTCGCCTTGCTCCCGAATATCTTTACAAGCTGTTCGGGTACGCGGCTTTTGGGGCGGCCTTTGGGGTTGCCACTCTGTCCGGGTTTGAACTGATGCGGGGTTATGTTTTCGGGGTTTGGCATATCGCTGTTATTTTGTCGTTTTGTCGCTGTTCGGCTTTGAGGTTTGTTCTTTCTCCAAATGTTCAATAAACGCCCCTATTTCGGTTTGAAGGTCGCGTAGTTTATTTATGAAGTCGCCTATATCGTCCGAAAAGGTTTTATGTAGTCGTACCTTAGTCCGGCAGCTCGCAATTTCGATAAATGTATTCCGTTCTATTCCGTCCGAATATTCCGTTATCCCGTCGAAACATACCACGCTTCCCGTGCTTGGACTTGTCGGCGGGTTAAGCCATCAGCGTGTGCAATAAAATGTGTTATTATCCATCGTAACTCGTTTTTATTCTTCACTTGGGGCGAAGTTGCCTATTCGTTCCGCTTCGTCGCCTGTATATTCTTCCCACCGCTTTATTATCACGTCTATATAGGCGGGGTCTAATTCCACGGTATAACAGGAGCGGGCCAACTGCTCGGCCGCCATAAGGGTGCTTCCGCTTCCGCCGAATAGATCTAACACGACTTCGCCGGGGCGTGTGCTGTTCTTAATGGCGCGTCCCATAAGTTTTATAGGCTTCATCGTGGGGTGGTCGGCTGAACGTAGCGGCTTATCCTCGTGTATTGTCGTGGTCGGGGTGGCTTCGCCCAATAGCGAACGAAGAAGGGCTTTTAACTCGTCCTTCGTCATTGCGTCTATGTCCGGGGCTTCGTCCTCGGTTACGGTCAATAGGTCGCGGCGGTTTACGAAGAAGTGCGACGCGCCGGGCTTCCAACCGTATAGGCAGGGTTCGTGCTTCCATTGGTAGTCCTGTCGCCCTAATACCATGTTGTTTTTAACCCATATAAGTATCTGCTTCAACTCCCAACCCACGGACTTAACCGCCAATTTGAAGTTAAGCCCTTCCGTTCCGGCGTGCCAAATGTAGAACGCGCCGCCCTTCTTGAGGTAGCGGTTGGCGTTGTCGAAGGCGGCTTTAAGGAACTCTAAAAAGGCTTCGTCGCCCATCTTGTCGTTGGCGATGTCCTTTTGTACCCGGTTCCCCTTGTCGGCGGCGTTTAGGGCTTCGTTCTTGCTTGAATAATCCACGTTATAGGGCGGGTCGGTTAAGAATAGGTCTACTTTGCCTTCGCCTATCAGGATATCCAATACTTCCGGCTTCGTGCTGTCGCCACAGATTAGGCGGTGGTTTCCTAATTGGTAGATGTCGCCGTATTTCGCCTTCGGCTTGCTTGGTAGGTTTCCGGCTACGTCGTAATTGTCTTCTTCCGCTTCTTCTTCGGCTTGCCCTGTGTCAATGTCGGGAAGTTCCACGGCCCAACGGTCGAGGTCGTCTAACTCCCATTCGTTGGCTAAGTCGTCATAATCCCAATCGCCGAAGGCTACGTTATCCTTTATGACAATGGCGCGTAGTTTCTCCGGTGTTGTTTCCGGGGGGATTACTTTCGCTATTGTTTCCGTGTAGCCCAATTCTTTAAGGGCGCGGTAGCGCATATTTCCGCCTATAATGACGTTATGCCCGTCGTATTGGTAAATAAGCACTTCCCGAAGTGCCAACATTTCGGGGTCGTCCTCTATCGACGCTTTCAACTTCCTAAATTTTACGTCGTCCTTCATCATTCGCGGGTTCTTCGGAACTCCGGGAATTTGCCCTTTGTTCAGTTCCAAATCCGACAACTTCAATACGACGCTTTGCACCAATGGCGCGAGGGCCTTGGCGGGGGTAGCTGCTCCTTCCTGTGTTTTCTTCTTTGCCATAGTTTCCGGGGGTTAAGGGTTAGAAGGGCGCCGGGCCGCTGTGTCCGCCGCCGAAGGGGTCAGCCCAATACGCCATAGACGCGCCGCGCATACTCGCTGCCGTCGAACTCTGAATAGCGGAACCGTTGCCGCCGCTTCCTGTACTTCCGTTGTCTTCTGCCATTTTCGTGGGGTGTTAATCGTTAAACTTTTTCCGTATCAAGTCCGCCCATGCGTCTTTACCCCATACAGGCTTCCGTATGGTTTGGTAGCGTTCCAATATCCGGCTAAAAAATTCGTCGTAGAAGTCGTAAAGTTCCGGGCTTTCCTCTATCGTGAATTGCTCAATACTGCCGGAACTGCGTAGGTTCGCCGAGCCGTGGGCTATTATCTTCTTCCCGCCTAATGTTTCAAACTGCGCCGTTTTGGTGTGGACGTTCGCCACGGCTAATTGTAGACGGTTGTCTATATCCAAATGGCGGTAAATGTAGGGTATTAAAGCCCGTATCTCCATGTTGTAGAAGTACGCGCTTATTATTAGGTTCAATTCGTCTATATAGCCGTGGGTTATAAGGTTGTGTAGGCTGTCTATGTTGTTTTGGTTCATCGACAGCGTGGAAATTGTCAATTTCTTACACTTGGCGTTATTCCTCACTATGAAGGCTTCTAAGAAGTCGCCGAAAATGAACGAGCCGTTAACTATCACGTCGTAGCGGCTTCCCTCGGTCATCTCTATATCACGCGCCAATTTTACGGCGTTGTCGTACATAACGAAGTCCGGCTTACGGGTGTAAACCTTCGGCTTTATGTAGCGTGTTTCTTCCCCTTCGTCGTCGCTTAGAACGTCAAAGAGGGAAGTATCTACGTCGGGAAGGTCGAAGTTACCTATATCCCCTATGTCGAAGTTAAAGCCGTCTTCGTCGGCCTGGGTCTTTTTTCGTCTGCTCATTTCCTTTGTCAGTTTATGGAAAAGGGCGCGGTTTCGGTCGCCGCGCCCTTCCGCTTCGGCAGTGTCGCCGTTGCTTTCAGCTATATGGAATTTCGTAGAAGCCTATGTTAACCACGCTATCCACGCCCAAACAATGCCTTCAACCACGAAGTAAAGAAGAAGCCACGTTAAAGCCCCGGCGGTCGTCCATAGGAAGTCGGCAAGTTCCGGCGTTCCTTTCTTGGTTACGCGGTCGTAAACTTCCTTTGCCACTCCTACCAATATGGCTATACCCACGGCGAAAAGCACGGGTATAAAGTTGGTAAGAACTCCGGCAATAAGAAGCCCGGCGGCGTAATGGAGTTTCTTGTCGTAGGCTATCCGCTTAATGAAGGCGGCGGCTTTTTCTATTGCTTGTTTGGGTGTCATACGCGGGCGGTTTATTATGCCGCAAAGTTAAAGGGTTTGCCGTATTAAATTGATACGACAAACCCTAAAACACTTCGCTAAAACTTCAAGTAGGCGGCTATACCGCGCCCAAATACTCGGTTACTTCTCGTTTGAAGTCGTCGAAGCTGCGGACTATAACGTACTTGTTACCGTTGGCTTCGGCGGCTTTCTGCCATTCCTTCTGCGTCCGTCGTTGTGTGCCTTCCTCAGTCTTGAACTCCACGCAAAGGGAAGCGTAGCCGCCCGAAGGCTTCAAGAGGATAGCGTCTGCAACTCCGGCGGTAACGCCTTCCGCCTTCAATATCCCGGCTTCCCGTTTATTGCGTCCGCCGCCGTTAGGAACTGCAAAGAATACCGGGCGAAGGTGCGGGTATTGTAGCCCAAACCAATAGAAGCAGTTCCGTTGTATGTGGCTTTCTATGTGCCGGGGCTTCGCCTTCTCTTTGGTGGCGTTGGCTCTCGCTACCAACTCGTCGAAGGTTAGGCGCGGCTTCTCCGTCCCGGCGGGGCGGACGGGTTCGTAGCACTCGCCTATAAACTCGTCGAAGCCGTACTTTCTTTCGGGCTGTGGTTCTGCCTTCTCCTTTTCCCGAAGGGCGGCGGCGCAGGACTTGCTGCAGCACTTTCCCCAACCTCTTGCGACGTTCCGGCTATCGGCTTGGAAGGGGCGGCCGCAATTCTCGCAAATTCTCGTTACATAGGCCATTGTTCTTCGGGCTTAAAGTGGAACTTCGGGGCTTTCTTCGGTATGGGTAAACCGTGAACGCTCGCTATGTAGCGGTAGTTATCGAATACTATACCCTTGAGCCATTTCTTTTCCTTACGGGGAAGGCGTAGGGTTGGCCCGGTATGGACGAGCCGGATGGTGGCGTGGCTGAAACTGAAATTTTCGCCTAATGTCGTTTGCATGGTTGTTGTCTTTACTTGGTTCTTAACTATCGGGAAATAACGAGCCTTGTAGACGGTCGGCGGCGGCTTTCGCCCGCTCCGCTTCTATCTGCTGCACCCGCTTTATTTCCTTGTCTATCTCGGCTTCTATCGCCTTCGACTTTCGTAGAGTGTCCGGCAAACGTGTACGGAAGTATTCGCGTTGTGCTTGCCGAAGCTCTACTACTTTGTCGAAGAATTGTTTAGGGGTCATAACTGCGAAAAGAGGTTAAGTTGTATTCCTTTCTTTGCTGTCCGGGCGTAAATCGGGCAATTTTCGCGGTAATGGCACGCGCCGAACTTGGCTTCTTCAAACCTTTGCGCCCAAAGTTCCGCGTAGGCTTCCGTTCCGGGTTCCGCTTCGCCACTAAGGAAGGTTACTAACTTCATACAGAAAAAGCCGCGTTCTTTCGTGCTTTCGCCGTTAATCTCTACTAAACCGGTTCCGTTCATCTTAGTAGGGCATATTTTCGTTGCCGGGGCCTGGGAATGGTTCGCCGGGGTAGCCGCTTCCGTATGCTCCACCGCCGTAGCCTTGTGCGCCGTACTGCTGTCCGGGTTGGGCCTGCTGTTGGTTCTGCCCGTCCTGTCGGCTTCCGAGCAGCTCCAACTCGGTAACGGTGCAATTAAGCCCGGCTTCTACGCCGTTCCGTCCTGTGTACGGTTTGGCGGTAAGGTTGCCCCGGCAGAATACCTGCGTTCCCTTCTTGAGGTATTGAACTACCGCGCCGTCGCCCGGTTTAAGACAACTTACCCACGTCGTCCGGGTTACGGTTGTACCCTGTGCGTCCTTGTAACGCTCGGAAGTAGCCACGTTGAAGGCTATAAACGGTTTCCCGTTGAAGTTCTTGATTTCCGCGTCGGATCCTATGTGTCCGACAAATTCCGCTTTTAACATAGTTGCTTGTTTTTGTTGGGGGTTATGGTTATTTCGTTTTCTTCGGTATGAAGCCGACGTAAAGGCTTGCTTCGTAGTCTACCAATCCACCCGGAACGGGGTGTATGTCGGCGCGGTGGCGTATATAGCCGAAGTCCTTTATTCGCCCTAAGACTTCTTCGGTTAGGTAGTCCCGGTAAAGTCTTACAACTTCTTCCAGCGGCATTTTGCCTTCCTGTACTAAGTGGCGAACTTGGCTTACCACTTTCGCCACTTTGTAGCCCGGCGGAAGTGTGGCGGGCGTTTCGGGATGAAGGGCGTAGGCCCAACGGCGCAAAAGCGCGGCTAATTTGGTCTTAATCTCCATATCTTTTCGGGGGGTTAAGGGTTAAACTTCGTATTCGTAAATCTTTTTATACTCGACGGGCTTGTACGGTTGCCATGTGTGGCGTAGTCGCCAAACCGTTACTTCGGCTACTAACCTTTGTTCCATTCGTTCCTGTACGAACTTTTGAGCCTTCGTCTTAGCCGTGAAGGTATGGCGGCTAAATTTCGCTTCACGTTTAAGGAAGTCTGGGTATTCCCAAAGTTCGACTTCGTAGGTTGTCGGGTAGCCGTTTTCGTCTACGTCACATTCGCCGTGGTACATAGCGGTTGAACGTGGAATAAGTAGCGGTTCGTCCGTGCGTTTGTGGTGTTTTATTTTGGTCTTAGTCATCGTAAATTTTCGGTGTTTATGAATTGGAAAATATGCTTAATTACGTCTACCGTCCACCCGTTACCGAGCATAACGTAGGTTTGTGTTTCGCTTACCGTCCATTCGTACCAATCGGGAACGGTTTGTAGGCGGCAGCACTCCTTCGGTGTTAGACGGCGTAGAATTTCGTCACTTGTTAGAATAGCGGGCGCGTGTCCGGCGTGGGCAGAACATAAAGCCGGGCTAAGTCCGTGCGCTGAATAAACCCGGTTTTGTTGGTATGGCTGCTTTCCGCCGCTCTCGGTGCCTGGGTTTATCTGCACGACTTCGCGGGTTAGTACGAGGTTATTTGCTTCGTAGCGGCTTGAAGTAACCGTAGGGGCTTTGTCGCGGAATATGCCGCCCGCGTTGAAGCCGTGGGGAAGTTGAAGTATTAGATTATCTTTTTGAACCGTTGTTAGTGTATTGGTTTTCCCGTCGGTTCGCGGCTCTAACGCCGTCATGTTGTGGCGGCTCTCCTGTACTTCTCCGGCTTCGTATTGGCGGCGTATAGCCTTCCCGTATTCGTTTCGGCGCGGGGTTAAACAAACAGATTCTACTAAATTGTCTTTC